CAAACCTTTTGTAAAGGAGGGCTGTCGGACGTTTTTCACGTCCGACCTTTAGCTCCACTTCCACCATAAGAACATTTGCAAGTTCACTCGTAGGCACGAAGTAGTGCAGCAAGAACATCACGAAGCTTGTTTTATTGACATTTGGAATTCAACCGTCAAGAAATCTGATAAAATTTGGCACCTCTGGGATTTGACTTTTCTGACAAAATATGAAGATATTGCAAATTATATGAGTCACAGAGAAGTACAAACTGTAGATCATCACAGAATTATTGAAAAGGAGTAAACATGAAAGTAGAATACAAGTGGATTCTAACAATCGAACTTGAAGTAGACGAAGAAATGGTCGGAACATGGGATGACGATCGTCTTATTAACGAAGCTAACTACGCGATTGAGCACGCTCAAGATCGTTTCTTTGATACACTCAATTCAAACGATAACATTGCATCGTGGGAAGTTCTTGATGAGGAGTTGAAATGAGTAAACTAGTTGAATTTCTTAAAAGTCGTAAAAAGGACTTTGCACCTACTGAGACTTATCAGCACCAAGGAGGGTACTGCTCGACTTGCTGGCACACAGAGGATGTTCAAGTCAATGATCTTGATATGGACGCTTTGTACAGTTTGATTGAAGAGTTCGAAGCATCTTTTCAGGCAGGCGGAGAAAATTCTCATCGTAACCCACTGAACAAGGAGTAAAAGTGACTAAATTTATTATTGCATTCTTGGCTTGTGTTAGTCTAAGTGCTTGCTGGCAACGTACAGATAGTTTCGATTTGCACAGAGCAGTTGTTTTCTGTAAGTCTCTGGACAATATTGCTAGCATTATTGTCTTTGCCGATGGCGACGAGAGGGTTGTTTGCATGGACGGATCAAGTTCTTATCTTTACAATGTTAAGGGTACAAATAAATGACTGATAAACTCTACAGTAAAGACCTAGCAAAAGTTATGTCGCTAAACTGTGATAAGATGTACACTATCTACGAATGTCAAGATTTCTTGGATATTTTCCAACGTACAATCCGAGAACTGATGCTTGAAGATAAGCAGGTTATCCTTACAGGCTTTATGTCATTCTCTCCGAAGTATAGCAAGCCAAGGGTGATGCATTCTGGGCTTACGGGAAAGGATTATGAAGTCCCTGCTGGGATGACTATGAAGGCTAGTGTAAGTCCTGCGTTTCAGGAAGAGATTAAGAGGAATTTTCTAGAAAGGAAGAATGATGAGTGAAGATACGATTTGTGTTTTTGCACTGAGTTTATGTGGATCTACATGCTACATGACTCTCAGAGAGATGAAAGACACTTTGGAAGTTATGCTTGACACAGAAGATGATTCCGATTACACTCTTACTACTAAAGTAATGACAGTAAAGGAGTTCTCCGAACTTCCAGAATTTGAAGGGTACTGATTATGGAAAAAGTAATGTTTGCAGGGGATATTTATCTAACTGAAATCAAACCAAAATTCCCTCCGAAGGTACAGCAAATTTGGAATGACTGCGGTACGCATGTAACTTCATTGGAAGCTGAACAAGGAGCTAAGGAAATTGAGTTCTTTGTGGAGGCTTTGTTGGAGACAGTCATAGAGTCGTATCGTTACGCTGATGGCTCTATGACTCTTGAAGAAGTTCTTGTTGAAGAAGGGTATTTGGATTATGAGCGAAGTTGAACAATTCTATGCAGCTATTGCAAGTAAGTTTGGAGTAAAGCGAAAATGGCATGAGTTGCATCCTGTAGAGCAGCATCAGTTTGTGCAGGCGATTAACATGATTCTTCAGGTTGTCCATGACTGAACGACAGATAATCTACTCCGCATGGAGAACACCTGACGGTACAATTTTGCATTCCAGTCACCGACATGATTACTGTGAGCACTTTGATGCTGTGTCTAAGGAATGGTATATTCTAGATGGCGGGCTAGATTATATTCGCTGTTCTGTCAATACTGTACCAGCAGAAGATTTGACTCTATATACTGACGACCCTCACGAGAAGATCAGGGAAGTCTTTATTTGGAAGTCCTATGGAAAGAACTTCTCACAACCCGAAGGGGTTTATACACTGCTAAAGGATTTATCGTGTGAGCATTTAATTGCAATATGTGAAACTCAAACACATCTTCCTGAGTACATCTTGGAGGTGTTTAGGAATGAGCAACTGTTTCGGAAGGAGAACTCAAATGAATGAGAAATGCTGGAGTCTTAATGAAGAGGATTTCTTTTATGATTGGTACGATCTAATTGATGAACTTGAACAAGAAGAACTCGGGGTTGGCACTGAGTATTTTGAAGGGGATAAGGTTGATGTAAGAATTAGCGACTACATTAACATTCACGGGATTGATTCAATGCTTGAACAGTTTGATGAGCGGGTTTATGAAGACATAGGCGAAATTGCTGATTGTGATTTCTACAGTGTTTCAAAGGAAGCTAAGGAAGAACTTCAGGAAGTGATTCAGCAGTGGGCAGAGAAGCATGTGAAACTTCCTTACTGGAAGGTACAAAATGTTGTAAAGAAGGTTGTCACGCAGGAAGATTTGGAGTAGAATAGGGTTTTAACCAAAGGAGTACACTATGCTAACAATTCAAGACTGGCTTGACGCTGGTTACAAGCGATACGACAATTACCAATACAAGAGTGCAGACTTCCTCTTGCAAAAACGCTTCGATGATTCAGAAGGTAAGAAGTATTTCATTGACATTTGGGTGTACGAGCATTCAAAGCATGACTACTACAGCAGGAATAGTGCTTTGCCTTCTGTGAGTTTTCAACCAGAAGTGCAGTTTAGACGCGACCCTGAGATAACTATAAACGTAACTTTTATCCTGAATCAAGACAGCACAATTGTTGAAATTGAGCAGCAGTTTGAGTGCTTGTGGTTGTTCTTGGAGAAGCCTTACTATGAGAAGTTCAACGAGTCCTGAAGTGCATGAAAAGGAGTAAATAATGATTTATCAACTAGACGATGGTGATGCAATCAAAGTAAAAATTAAAAAGAATAAGATCAAAGTAAAAGCTGTTTCTGGATATTGCAATGGAGTAAAAGACTTGCTTGTTCTAGAAAATAACGGTAATGGCTATTACGTTAGAAGCAAGAGTTATCTTTCAACGCAATCTGATAAGGTATTTAACTTGGATTATCCCGAACTTGAATATTTGTATTACGCTTATAAGGCGATTTTGGAAGGGAAAGAGAGTAAATATGAATGACACAGAAATCAAAGATATTGATAAACTCAAGAATCTCTTGATTGAGTTCGGGGTTGAGTTTAGTCAAGCAGACTACGAAAGTGTAAGTTACGTTGATATGTTGTCACTGGGTACAATGTATACAACTGCCCTTGCTTTTACTCCAAACGGTAAGTTTTCACATATCTCGGAGAATTAATTATGGGAATTGATATTAGCGCGAAACTCATCTATGGATTGCCTTACTCTGAACTTCCTGAAGAGATTCTAGATGAAGTCGATGAAATGCTTGACATAGGAGATTTGGATTATGCAAGTCCTTATTATGATGCTCCTCGGGATGAGTGGATTGTTGGGGTGGAGATTACGGCTTGGAAGAAGGGTCATTATGATCTAGGATATGAGATTTCTCAGATTGATGATGAAATTCCAGAGGTTCTTGTCAGTGATGACATTGATTTGAGTGTTTATGTCACACCTCACGTTTACTGATTGAGGAGGGTTGAATGGGATATTGGCAAAAGATTAACGAAAGGAGTGCAGTGCAAAAGACTACACCTAAAGAAACAGTAAAAGAAGTTCTGACGTATCCATTTGTGAACGCAAAAGACCGTGGAATTCGTAAAGAAATTTGTGAACGCTATGGAGTTCGGGCTGCACTGTCAGAAAAAGATGGAAAGACAGTTGAGGCTTACTATTTCCCTTCATATAACCAGAAGGGTGTTCTGACTGGCTTCATGAAACAAGACATTACGAAAGGCAAGGACGAAGACGGGCACTGGCTTGCTGTAGGTAGTGTATCTATCGGAAATAAGCTGTTTGGTCAAGACGTAGCCGAGAGTATCAATCGCAAGCGTGCAAACCTTGTATGTACCGAAGGCGGCTGGGATTGCCTGAGTACTTTTCAGGCGTTGGTGGATAATGTCAAAGGGACTAAGTACGAGGGCATGGAGCCACAGGTGGTTTCTATTCCCCTGGGAACTAAGAATGCAGTAGAAGCTATTCTTCACAATGAAGCTTACGTAACATCCCACGATGCCCTGACTACATTTTTTGATGACGATCACTGCACCCCAGCAGAGGCGAAGAAAGGTGTAATGAAGGGGCACGAGGCCCGCGAAGCTGTCGCAGCAGCCTTAATTGACTCAGGCATGTCTATCATGTCCATCACGGCTGAAATGGGCTTTAAAGATGCGTCTGATTATCTACAAGCGGGTAAGTCAAGTGAGCTTGCTAAGTTGGTGCAGTTTGGGAAGAAACCTTTCAGCACAGAGAAGGTTGTAGATGCTTCGGAGATTTCTTTTGAAACAATTATCGAACCTCAGCCAAAAGGAGTTATGATTGATTGTTTCCCAAAACTAATGGAACGTTTGTACGGCTTCCGGGAAAAAGAATTGACAATGATTCTTGCTCCCTCTGGCGTAGGTAAGAGTACAGTCTGTTCTATTTTGGCCGACAGGTTTATGAAAGATGGTCACAAAATCGGCATGATCTTTCTTGAAGAAGGGAACAAAGATACCTTCCAGCGTTTGATTGCGGCAGAATTGAAGGTTAATTACCTCAAGTTCAAACGTAATCCTTTATCTGTGGCTTCTAAGGAGGCTATCAAAGAAGTCTACGATTCAATTGTAAATAATGAAAAGCTGGTCATGCTGGATCACTTTGGCAGTATGCCTATTGATACCCTAATGGCTAAGGTTAAAAATATGGTTCTGGTTAAGGGTTGTAAGTACATCCTGCTAGACCATCTTTCAATGGTAGTATCCGG